CGGCGACTGGCGCCTGGGCGGTTTTCCCTGAACCCTTGCAGGTAGGTTTCTCCGTAATCCGCCATGCTTTGCATTGCTTTGTTCTTGAGTTTCTGCTTAATAGCGGGTTTCTCAGCAGAGTCGTCGATACCCTTAAATACAGCAGCGACAGTATCAGGGCGTGTGCCTCCAGTAACTGCTGCTTTAGAGTCGTTGTACCGAGTTGCCTCCATTTGCTCTTTCTGCAGCTTCTCCTGCGCTGCTTTCGTTAGTTTTCCGTCTTTAACTTCGTACTGCTTGAGAACTTTTGCCCGCCAGTCTTCAGGGCTGATGTCACCTTTTGCCCTGTTATTTAGGCGAGTAGTGAGACCAAAGTTGGACCCTGTTTCTGCCCCAGTCTTGGCGACACCGAACGGAATCGTGTGCTCCAGGTCAATGTCACCGAATCCAACTTTTTGCCCGGTGTACATGTCCCTCATTCCTTCTTCCAGTCCGATTCTGACAATCAGTCTTGCCCGTTCTGCCCCAGACTTGTTGGTCGGGGTGTGTCCCCCTTCGGGCACATCTAGGGTGCTCTGGTTAGCACCCCACTTGCCCCACTCACCTGGTTGTCCCTGCTTGCTCAAACCGGATACCAGGTCTTTAGGCAGCATTGACATTGCCAGATCAACTTGCTCATCTGAGATCTCATTGACACGGCGACCCTGAGCAAGAGGTCTCAGTGCATCGTTGATCTCCTCAGGGGTCTTGAGTTTTCCACTCTCAACGTCTCGGTAAATTTTTTCGTAGGCATCAATACTTTTGTTCTTCATCAGTGAGTTGATTTGTTCCTCATCGTATGCCTGCTTTTCACCGGTGTCGCCTTTCTTAGCGATTCCCGGTAATACAAGGTCAAACACTTCTTCTATCTTCTTCTCTCGCTCTGCAGGGTCAGGGTACTTGCTTGCCATGCCGTCCAATGCGGCACCGATTTTCTTGGCGTTTCCTTCGACAGTACCTGAACTTTCGAATCTTTCTAATGCTTTCTGGGCGACTTCCTCGCTGCCGCCTTTCTGAACATAGCGTTTAACGTACTCAACCACTTGACTGAGCGACTTTGACACTTTGGGGTCCAACTCAAGAACGCACTCATCTTGAGCATAAATGCAGGTTGCCCCACAAGACTTGCCTTTCTTGCATCCTTTCGCTTTGCCCTCTGCGAAAGAAACCGCCAGGCGGTCCTGGATAAGTTGGAGAATCTGGCGGTTGTACATAACTCAGTTAGTCTTCATAACGGTCTAGAATGTGCGCAATCACAGAGTTGCGAACGATGTCTTCCTTGGCAAACTCTACGATTCCCACCTCGGCAAGGTGGCGAAGGCGATGGATAGCGTCCACAAGACCGTTCTCACGGCGGAACACTTCGAGGTCAGTTTGTTTAGTATCGCCGATGAGGCAGATCTTGGAGTCCTTTCCGACGCGACTCAGCACTGTCTTACAGTGAGAGGGCAAGAAATTCTGTGACTCGTCAACAATGATGAATGCGTTGTTCAAAGAGCGACCACGAATGTCCTCGAGCAGGACGGGTTCGATGATCTTCTTGTTAAGTAGGTATTCTGCAGCACCGTGAGAGTGCATGATGCAGGGTAGGTTGTCTAAGACTGGTGCAATGAGGGGAGCGATTTTTTCAGAGAGATCGCCAGGAAGGGCGCCTCGACCACGTTGGAACTCAACGCCGACATCACTGCGAACATAGTAGACCTTATCGAACTGCCCTTGGGCGATTCCGAAGAGTCCGTAGTGAAGTGCGATCAGAGTCTTGCCAGTTCCGGCTGATCCAAAACCGATTGTAACAGTGTTTCGTTTGAAACTGTTCCAGAGTTCCTCTTGGCGCCAAGTCAAGAACTTGGGCGGTTGAACATCCATACCTTTGGAGTAGGAGTGTTCTAGCATCTGGGCATTCTCGGCGCGACGGTTCTTGCGCTTTTCCTTGGATGAGAGCATGTTAATAAGGGGGAGTTGACAGTCGGTGGGTAGTAAATCATACACTTCGCTGTTTAAAAGGACTACATCCTGCTCACCCCCTTGAAAATAATCCTGTGACATTGGAGGACTGCCTCAGGTACAATAGGTTTTACCCGGTTACATTGTCCACCATTCTCCCTGCTCTAGTATCCACTCAATGTAGGCGCTCTGCGAAGTCATCAAATCCGTTTTTCCCCCCGCACCATTTAGAGTATCGCTCGGTTCCATGCTTGGAGGATTTTTCAAGGTATTTATCAGCGGCAAGGTCAGTGATCAGCACTCGAGTGCCGTGCTCTTGCTGCATGAGTTCTGCGTTTCGGTCAACTGGATTTAGTGCCATGACAATCTGTTGGTAACAACAGAAACTTTTTAGGTGGTTCCTATCACCTTGAGTTCCGGGTTTTCCCGGTTAGTTTTTCAGAGTGAGAGGGTCTACCGAGTTCCCACCCTTCACCGGGTCTATCTGGTAGGAGTTTCTCTTCTCTAGTTAAGACATTGTACCACCATTTCTTGTTACGCTGTGTAGGTGCTTTTTTCATCCTGTGTGATGCCCCTTCCTTGAATCCAAGGGGGCGACCCCTGACCCAAGAGTCACTGGGAGGGAAATGACATAAACTGCACTCCCCTGTTTCGGGGTTATGCCACCACACTCGTCCTTTCATCCTCTCCGAGTGTTCAGGCATGGGACTACCTTTTCCGTACCAAGGGTTATTTGTCCCTTTCATTGACTCCTTAAAGGATTCCGTATGTATGTGACCCGAGGCGCCCTCCCCACCCTTCGTAAGGTTCCTAAGGATTCCACTACCGTCTTGTTTTCTCCCTAATACAAATATCATGTAGACTTCATGGCGGAATGCCTCATCCTCCGTCAGATTTTTCTTCAGGAAGATACGCCTCGCTCGAGGAGGGATCCCCACACCCTTATGTTTTTTGTGTATCCTTTTTGCCCTACCTTTACCAATGTAGTACGGTGTCCCGTCTTCACGAAGGTACGCATAAGTGTAGTAATCAGATAGGGTTGTCATAACTTAAGTGCCCTCTAGTTTTTCCTCTCCTCCCTGAGGCAAAGGGAGAACGGGGGTCCGCAGATTGACCCAACCTGGAGTCATAGTCTGGATCATTTATAGCGTTATCCTGACCAAGTAAACCCCTGCCTCTTTCACGAGGCAAAGAACCAAACACGTGCATGTCGTCTAGTCCTTCCCTCCTGAGTTCCCCCAAGAACCTCTTATTCTGTATAATATGCTCCTGGAGACCGCGATCAACAGCGTCCAGGTGGTAAGCGAAATAGGTCAGCGCCCACGTAAAGGCGTCAACGCTGTCATCATGACGGACGAAGGGAAACGCAGTCAACTCTTTGATGAATGTGTCCGTCCATAAGTCCTCCAGGATAAACACCCTGCCGGACTCCATAAACGGCGTGACCGCTTGCAGTCGCGTAGTTTTCGACTTTAGAGGTTTCATTTCCTCGATGGGAATCCTTGCCTCTCGCTTTAGCACCTGGATCAAAGACTGCCCAGATGCCGCTTTCTCGATACACATTACCTTTGCTTTGTAATATGCGTATGCCTGCTTAACTGCGGACACAAGGTCAGGGAATGCCCACCGCCCCTTGATAATTTCGATGATGTATACCTTAGTGGGGTCCCTGTGACTCAAACCAGCGACGCAAATCGCGGTCTCGTCAGCCATTTCCCGCTCTTGGAAAGCGCAGTCAACCGCCAACCAAACGACATCCATCTCAGGAAGATCTTCCTTTGATATAGTTGTGATCCACCCGTGTTTGACGATTTGCCCTTCCGCGGCAACCGGAACACCCTGGTAAAGCGCTGAGAACTTGAAGGACCCCATGATTTTCTTCTGGGACTCCAACATCGGCACCGTGAAGGTTGGGTTGGATGGCCAGTGGGATTCTCCTCGCTCCCTTTCCAAGGGGTCGACCGCAGGGTTCTCACACAAACCGGCAATGTTGATCCAACGCCAACCGAACTCGTTGATCACAGGGTCGTAGATGCCGTCGCCTTCCATCAACACGCCATGGAGATCTTTCTCATGGAACCGCGTGGCGATAACCATCTGGCAGTAGTGGTTAGTTCTTCGCGTGGATGCCTGCTCTTGCCACCAAGACTCCAGGTTGTCTAATGCTTGCTTAGAGTCCGAGGATTTCAAAGGGTCGTCGATGATCATGGCGCCCACACCAGGGGACTCCATGTCGGTCGTCCCTGCCGTGAATCCGGTCAACACTCCGCCGACTGAGGTTGATAGAATGTATCCGCCGCCAACCATGTCGTACTTCGAGTCGGGGGAGAAACCTAACCACTCGGGGAATATCCTACGAAATTGCGGTGATTTCATCATGTGCACCGCTTCCCTGTGGAACTTCTGTGAGAGCGAAGCACCATACGACGCAATAACGTGCTGGGTCTTTTGATCGCGACCTAGCAACCACGCAAGAAACATTGTCGCCAGCATAGACTTGCCTGATCGCGGCGGGCAAGACACGATCAATCTCTTGTACCTGCGAGTGGCAAGATCCTCGAATGCCGAACCGATAATCTCGTGAAACTCGGACACTTGAAGGTCGTTGCCTTTCATAATGTCGCAGAATGCCAGGAAGCAGTCTCTCGCCGCCTTGTATTTAAACTCTTGAATCACCGACTTGGGTGCCTCTAGCAGGTTCAGTTCGCGTATCCCTCGTTGATACTTCCGCCAAGAACTGTGCTCTTCCAGCTGACTCGCTTTCTCTAAGATCGGTCGCATCACTCACCGCCTTGCAGTTTCTTCAGCAGCTCTCCGACTTTACCGTCGTACTCCTTGGCCAATTCCTGTTCAGACTTGGACTCATCGGTTGATGTCAACGCCACGATGTCTGATACGATGTCACGATGAGTTTTAACCGCAGAGTTAAACACCGCGATCAAATCACGCATGGAGCACTCAGGGAGTTGGTCCTGAATGTAACCCAGAGCGTCATTTGCTACCTGAAGCGACTCGGACGCCAGAACTTCCTTCTGTTTTAGAATGTCTTCTTTGTTTTTAGCCATGGTTACCTAACGAAATGATTTACGACAACGCTGGCACCCACCCTTTGGCTCGGGCGGATTTCCGGTATAGCGTTGCAGGTTTGCAAGAATCCTTGCTGCGAGCTGTACGTTTCCTGACCTTACGGCATCGTGGTAGCTTTGCCAGAGAGAGGAGGAGTTATTCATCAACAGGGGGCAATTGGACCGGAAGTGCCTGAGCA